GGGGATGCAGGTATCTCAACTAAAAAGAGCGACAATAATAAGTCTGCAGCTTCTGCTGTAAACACTCGCTCTAAAGCTTCTCCGACAGCAGACGAGTCTAACAACTACATTAGGGAATCCCAAGTAGATAAAATGTCAGACAAAGATTATGCTAAAAATCAAGAAGCAATTATGGAAGCAATGCGAACAGGTAAGTTTGTTTATGATTTATCTGGTGCAGCACGATAAAAAAGTGTTGACAAGGCATTTTTTCTAAATATAACTAACACGTACAAACATATATTGTCTGACTACCTACGACAAGTATAGACCCATCTCATTTGAAATCATGTAATCAAATAACGATGCAACTCTAAAAAAGCGTAGCCTCTGATAGCGAAGTGTTTAGTTCTTAACCTAGCCAATAAGGAGGATTCATTATGGCTTTTTCAAGTGCTACAGGCTATCAAAACTTACCTAATGGTAATTTTAGTCCTGTAATCTATTCCAAACAGGTACAACTTGCGTTTCGTAAGTCAACTGTTGTTGGTGATATAACCAACTCCGACTACTTTGGGGAAATTTCTAATCAGGGCGATACAGTCAGGATTATTAAAGAACCTGAAATTTCAGTTAAGGCTTATGCTCGTGGCACACAAGTCACAGCACAAGATCTTGATGACGAAGACTTTACACTTACTGTGGACAAGTCTAACTACTACGCTTTCAAAATGGACGACATTGAGGAAGCACACAGTCACGTAAACTTTATGCAACTCGCAACCGATAGAGCTGCATATAGACTAGCTGACCAGTATGACCAAGAAGTTCTTGGTTATCTTTCAGGTTATGCACAGTCAAGCTTACACGCTGTAGCTGATGGAGTTAATACCTCTACTAATGGTAGTGTTGCAGTTTCTACTGCAGGGACAGATGAACTTCTAACTTCAATGAAGTTGAAAAAGGGTTCATTTGCAAGCATTACTACTTCATCTGCTGATGACCACTCAATCCCTGTTCAAAATCTAGCCCCAGGTGCAACTTCTGTTTCTACAGCTGCTGTTACTCCAATGGTTATTATTAACCGAATGGCTAGACTGTTGAATCAACAACAAGTTGATACGCAGGACAGATGGTTAGTTGTTGACCCAATCTTCATGGAGTTACTAGGTGACGAAAACTCGAAGATGGTAAATGCTGACTTCAATGCAGCCGAACTAAAAAATGGACTTGCCCTAACTAGCCTTGCAGGTTTTAGACTATACGTGTCTAGCAACCTACCTGCTGTTGGTACAGGTGCAGGAACATCAGGAACTAGCAACCAAAACGCTAACTATGGTGTTATTGTTGCAGGACACGGTTCTGCTGTTGCGACTGCTGAACAACTCAGTAAAACTGAAACATATCGTGACCCTGACAGCTTTGCTGACATCGTTAGAGGTATGCACTTATATGGTAGAAAGATACTTCGACCAGAAGCTATCGTGACTGCCAAATATAACGCAGCGTAAGGGAGGATTATACAATGGCTACAATTAGTACATTTAAAGTTGATGCTAGAGGTGTTGGTAATCCAAGTAGAAAACCATACATGGTTCAAACTACTATAGATTTCGGACACGCTGATCTAGATGCCCTTAGTGCAGGAGATATAGTTGAGGCAATCACTGTACCTGCTAATACTATGGTATTAACAGCAGGAGCAGAAATGATTGAATCAGTTCAATCAGCTGCTGATGGCAACACTGTTAACTTAGGTATAACAGATGTTGACCAGTATGTAGCAGCCGTAGACATTGATGATGACGCATCTAATTTGTCATCAGGTCTTGGCTATCTTACACCTTCAGCAGAAGCAGGAGTTCCTTTTTTTGTAGGTTCATCTGCTGATACTATTGACCTTGAGCTACAGGCTACTTCAACTGCCCCTAACACAGGGCAGATTCGCATATTTGCTATATTAATGGATATAGATGCTATGGGTAATCAAAGCACTGTTCATTTTGCAGCAGATGGAGCTAATGAAGTAGACAGGGATCTACTAGCTTAAATTTATAAACTGTTTGGGGCAGGTGTAACAGGATTGACTTGCCCCTTACACTATCAGGACAAAGGTGAATGGCAACTTTTTTATCATTAACAAATAGTGTATTAGCAAGACTAAACGAAGTGCAACTCACCTCTTCTAACTTCTCTAATGCGAGAGGTATACAGATTCAAGCACAAAACGCTGTTAACGAATCTATACGATATATTAATCAAAGGGAGTTTCAATATCCCTTTAATCACACCACAAAAACACAGACACTATCTCCAGGAATAGTTAGGTACAGCATACCTACTGATGCCAAGCATGTAGATTATAATACAGCTAGAATAGTTAAGAATAGCACTATAGGAGCATCCGGTGCAAATTTAAGTATAGTGCAGTACAATGAATATATTAATAACGAGAACATAACACAAGAAGACGAAATAGTAACAACGACACTAGCAGAAGCATTAGACGCTAGTGAAACAGAAATAGATCTTACAAGTTCTACAGGCTTTGACAGCACTGGAAAAATCTTCATAGAAAACGAAGAGATAACATACACAGGCATTAGCACAAATACATTAACAGGATGTACAAGAGGTGCTAACGGAACAACAGCAGCTACACATGACAATGGTACATCCGTTGCACAATTTGATAATGGTGCTGTTCCTAGATATATAGTTAGGACATTAGACAACAACTTCCTTTTGTTTCCGTTTCCTAACAGAGCATACACATTAAAGTATGACTATTTTGCTTTTCCAACAGATCTTTCTGCACATGGAGACACAACAACAATACCTGCACGATTTGATCCTGTAATTGTAGATGGAGCTACGGCTTTTGTGTATCAGTACAGAGGGGAAACCACACAGTATCAACTTAATTTTGATAGGTTTGAACAGGGCATAAAAAACATGCAGAGCTTACTTGTAAACAAATACGAGTATGTTCGTTCTACAATGATACAACAACCTACAGGGTACTTTAGCTCAGGAGCACTAAACTAGTATGCCTGATCTATCACAGACAGCACCTGCTGCGTTTAACTGTGAAGGTGGATTAGTTTTAAACAGATCAACCTTTATGATGCAACCAGGAGAAGCATTAGAGTTACAAAACTTTGAGCCTGACATTGAAGGTGGTTACAGAAGAATAAACGGTTTTAGTAAATATGTAAGTGCCGTAGTACCATATACAAGCTCTGCTAGTGAAAAGATTTTAATGGTTGCAACTTTTGGTGACTTCGTTGTAGCAGCAAGAGGAACAAGTATATATAGTGCTACAGCAGGTGGCTCAAGTTGGACAAGTAGAGATAGTGGTAGAACAAGTGCAAGTAAGTATAACTTTGAACGCTACAACTTTGATGGTAATAGTAAGTTAATAGTAGTAGATGGGGCAAATGCTCCTACCTTCTTTAACACATCAATGTCGGCAACAGACGTAAGTGAAAGTACAGTAGAAGGTTCTAAGTTTGTAGTAGCATTTAAAAGTCACATGTTCTACGCAGGGAAGTCTACAACACCACAGACCTTAGTATTTAGTCAGCCCTTTGATGAAGACGCTTTTAGTAGTGGCAGTGGTGCAGGAACAATAAAAGTAGACGACACCATAACAGGACTAAAAGTTTTCCGTGATAATTTATTTATCTTTTGTGAAAACAGAATATTTAAACTAAGTGGTAGTACGTCAAGTGACTTTGCCATATCAGCCGTAACGAGAGACATTGGTTGTATAAACGGAGACACGATACAGGAATTTGCAGGAGACTTAATCTTCTTAGGTCCTGATGGTTTAAGAACGGTAGCAGGTACAGCAAGAATTGGTGACGTTGAACTTGGTACTATTAGCTCTAACGTGCAGTCTATATTTGACGACAACCTATCAAGTGCATCTGAGTTTGAAAGTGTGGTAATACCTGATAGAACACAATACAGAATATTCTTTACAAAAGATGCAGTCGCAAAGAATAGCACAAAAGGTGTAGCGTGTGTTTTAAAAGGACAATCATTTGAGTTTTCAGAACTTCGAGGTATAAGACCTGCATCTACAGATGGATTTGTAAAAGCAGGTGACGTTATAATACTTCACGGTGACTACGATAATGGCTACGTATACAGGCAAGAGTCAGGTAACACATTTGATGGCACAGCAATAAACGCTAAGTACAGAAGCCCTGACATGACGTTTGGGGATGCAGGTATACGAAAGCACATGCAACGTGTTATTATTAACTACGCACCTGAATCAACAATAGACGCTGATTTATTTTTAAGGTATGACTACGAAGCTAAAGATTCAGCAAGACCTGCGGCATACGAATTAGATTCAAGCGATATCGCTGCTGTATATGGAGTAACAACATATGGTAGTTCATCTAGTGGGTTTGGAACGTATGGTGGTGCATCACAGCCACTCGTAAGACAGGCAGTAGAAGGTTCAGGCTTTGCCGTAGCATTAAGAGTAAATGATGGTGGAGAAACAGCACCATACTCGTTAAAAGGGTTTCAGCTAGAATACCAATTAGGAGCAAGAAGGTAAATGGGAGCAACATACACAAGACAGTCTTCGTACTCTGACGGTGATACAATCACAGCGGCACATACTAATGACGAGTTTAATCAGTTATTAGCCGCCTTTGCATCAAGTTCAGGACACACACACGATGGCACTACTGCTGAAGGTGGTCCTATTACTAAACTACTTGGAACATCTCTTACACTAGGGGATGGCACAGCAGGTACAGATATTACATTAACCTTTGATGGTGAATCAAATGACGGTGTACTCAAGTGGATGGAAGACGAAGATTACTTTGAGTTCTCTGATGATATACTCGTAGCATCCACAGAAAAGCTACAGTTCCGTGACACAGCTATATATATTAATTCTAGCACAGACGGACAGCTTGACCTCGTAGCAGATACAGAAATACAGATAGCAGCCACAACCATTGATATGAATGGTGCTTTAGATTTATCAGGCAACCTTACTACCACAGGATTAATTACAGGTGGGTCACTTGATATAGATGATGTTGTCATCAACGGTTCTACAATAGGACATACAGATGATACTGACTTAATTACAGTAGCAAATGGTGTTGTTACAGTTGCAGGTGAAATATCTGTGACTACACTAGACATAGGTGGTACAAACGTAACATCTACTGCTACTGAGCTAAACCTACTTGACGGTGTGTCAGGATTAGTACAAGCAGACTTTACAAAACTAGCAGCAGTTGACGCAACATCTACAGAGCTTAACATAGTTGATGGTAACACATCTATAGGAACAACTACTGTATCAGACGGACATGGTATTGTAATGAATCACGGTGGCACTATGGCACAAACTACTGTGCAAACTTTAGCTGCCTATCTTGATGATGAAATTACAGCAATGCCTAACCTTGTGTCAACAGGTGCATTAAACAGTGGTTCTATATCAAGTGGCTTTGGTGCAATAGATAATGGTTCATCAGCAATAACAACCACAGGTACAGTTACATACGGTAGTTTATCTGATGGCTCAATAACTATTACAGCATTTGTAGATGAAGACAATATGGCTTCTAACAGTGCTACTCTTGTACCCACACAGCAATCTGTAAAGGCTTACGTTGACACACAGTTAACAGCAGAAGATTTAGATGTAACCACTGACAGTGGCACTATTGACATTGACTTGGACAGTGAGACATTAACCATTGCAGGTGGTACAGGTTTATCTTCAAGTGCTTCATCAACAACAGTTACAATGGCAGTAGATGCAGCCCAAACAGGAATTACCTCTGTAGTAAACTCTAGTTTAGAAATAGGTAGAGATGCTGATAACAGAATAAAGTTTGGCACAGACAATCAGATTATCTTTGAGGTAGATGGTGGTGATAATGTAATATTTAAAACAAGTGGTGAAATAGAAGCTACTAGCCTTGACATCAGTGGTGATGCAGACATTGATGGAACGCTAGAAGCAGACGCTATAACTGTAGGGGGTACAGCACTTAACACTGTAATCGCAGGGGTAACAGTAGCAAATGCAACTACAGCAGCCGTAGCAACAACAGTAACTATTAGTGACAACGAAAGCACAAATGAAGACAATGCTATCATATTTACATCAGGTGGTGATGTAGACGGTGGAAACATTGGTTTAGAATCAGATGGTGATTTAACTTACAATCCTAGCACAGGAAGGTTGACAGCAACACAATTATCTGGTACACTACAAACTGCAGCACAGGCAAACGTAACATCATTAGGTACACTTACAACATTAACAGTAGACAATGTAATAGTTAATGGCACTACTATTGGTCATACTGATGACACAGACTTAATAACATTAGCAGATGGTATAGCCACAGTAGCAGGTGAAGTCTCAATGACAACACTTGATATAGGGGGAACAAATGTAACCTCAACAGCAGCCGAACTAAACATTATGGATGGGGGTACGGCAGCAAGTTCAACCACATTAGTTGATGCAGACAGAGTTGTAACAAACGATAATGGTACAATGAAACAGGTAGCCTTAACAGATGTTAAAACATATCTATCAAGTGCAGGGTTTACCACAGATGACCCAACAGCATTAGCCATCGCATTAGGATAAGGAGAAACAAATATGGCAAATACATTTAAGGTGGTTACTTTTGCAGCTGAACCAAACGCAGCAGGTACACCATACACGGTTTATACTACACCTTCTAGTACAACAACGGTTGTCATAGGTCTTATATTAACCAACATACACACTTCACAGGTTACAGCAGAAGTAGAACTTGTTAGTGATACATCAGGAGGTGGCAGGGGTGCTACAAATGGTACAGCCTTTTTAGCCAAAGATGTACCCATACCTGTAGGCTCTTCTTTAGAATTGTTATCAGGTGGTAAAGTTATATTAGAAACAACAGACGTATTAAGAATAGACTGCTCAGTCGCAGATAAACTTTCAGGGTCACTAAGCATAATGGAAATAACCTAATGGCATACATAGGCAATCAAGTACAATCAGGCTTTCACGCCATACCATCCGTACAGAGGTTTAATGGTGATGGCTCTGACACCACATTTACGCTGTCACAGACAGTCTCTAATGTTCAGGATGTTTTAGTATCTGTAGACGGTGTAGTGCAGGACAGCAGTGCTTATACAATTCCTGACGGTACAACACTGACCTTTAGTGCAGCACCTTCATCAGGAACAGGCAATATCTTTGTAAATTACCTTGGCATAGCTGACCACAGCATTGTACCACCAGATGAAAACAAGGGTACATTTAAGCATGGTGGCATGTTT